AGGGCTTTATACTTATTGTCAAAAAAAATGGTTAGCTTACTTTCCGGCGAATACATTGGTACTGCCGGTATTGATTACACCACCGTCACTCATACCATCACTTTCCCGTCCAATGCCCTTGTCTTCAATGAATACCGTTGTTGATGGTGCTACTACAGTTGCTCCATTAGAATTAGCCGAAGTATAAAAAACGGTTTTGGCATCATTGGTTATAACTGTAGTTGAACCAGAAGAAAAGATGCGAAGACTACCGGTATCTTTACCAACTCGAGCAACGCTATCCTTAGACATATTAAGGCTCCGGTGGAGCTTCTACTTGAGGAATTCCAAGTAGTTTGCCTCGAGCAACACTGTTTGCTTCGGCAGCTTTTTCTTTTAGTTGAGGATCTGTGATTTTGAAAAACTTCTTAACTGCCTTAACTAGGGTTGGGCCACCAGCTGCTGTCCATCCTGTGCTAACTAACCAAGTTCCACCTTTTACAACTTGATCCTGAACAAAAGTAATTCCAGTAGTAGTAGTGCTGGCAACTTGACTTTGTAATTGAAAAATTGAAACATTGTCTACTGTTTTTACAATAGTTTCGCCTAACTTTGACTCGGGAACTTCTGTTGGAGGTAATTCAGCTCTTTCAAGTGCAGCATTAGTTGTTGCTTGATCGAATTGATTTTGTTGAACTTGATCGATGTATGCTAATTGAGCAGTTGTTACACCCTGTCCAACGTTTGTTGATATGCCGGTTAAAGCAAATTGTATAATTCCAAGACTTTCTACAATTTGTTTTTGTTGATCCACCATGGATGCCATGAGTGTAGCCATATCATTTAAGGATGCGGCTTGTACTGCTGAGAGAGCAGATAATGTCCCAGGTGCAGCTGGTAACCCAATTCGAGCATTTAATGTAGTAAGTTGGGCAGTTAAGGCTGTAATTGCCGCTACTGCAACATCGTCATTAACAGTTATCGAACCACCGGTTGCAAACGTTGCTTGTAAAAGAGTACCTGGCATATTATTTCTCCGCTATAAAATAATATTTATGCTAGTTTTATACCAGTTGTACTTTCGATAAATTGATCTGCGAATCCTTTATCAGTTGGTTCACAGACTGTAACTGTAGTTTTAGACAGTTTGATTTCTTTATCTGGACTTACTGTAAACAAGTAAGGCATCAAGCCTGGGCCTTTTTGACCCATGCCAATAACCATTGGTTTACTTAACTTGTAATAGTTTGTTGTTTCTTCTACTAGTTTTGCAACTAATTCTTCACCGCTTGTTAGTTTAAACGTGATTACTTCACCTACTGTTACACCTTTATCAATTAACATATTATCCCTTTAGTGTTTTAAAAAATTCTTCTGGCTTTCCTGCTAGACCCTGATATCCGCCTGGCAATAGTATACCATCTTTAAAAATTTGTGGAACTGAACGCAAACCCTGGTCCACTAAGAACTCACGTGCATCTGGTTCATCTTGGATATTTACTGTTTTAAATTCAATACCCTTTGATTCTAGAAGTGCTTTTGCTCTGTCACAAAATGGACAGTCATTTTTTGAATAAATTGTAATCATCTTTGTCTCTTATAATGCTGGTAATTCATCGTAGTTAATAGCATCGCTCATAACCCCGATAACATAATTAGTGCTCTCACTTTCTTGAAGTGCTGTTTGTTTTTTACTTGTATCGCTATGTTTATTAAACCAAGGGATAGGTGTAGATTTTGGTGCTGAATGTTGATATTTTATGCCAATATCTTTTAAAGCACCAAATGCTGTATAATCTACAAAGTCTTTAAGAATATTAGCGTTCAAACCAATTACAGGACCTTTCTTAAATAGATAATCGGCCCATTCCTTTTCTTCTCGTATAACGTCCATGTACAAATTATAAACTTCTTGTTCGCATTCTGCTTTTATTTCGGCAAACCGAGGATCTTCTTTAACCGCTTGATTAATTAAGAAAGCTGTCCAGCCTTTATGTAGTAGTTCGTCTTGTAGGATTAGACTGATAATGTTGCCATTACCAATAAAGATTTTGTTTTCAACCATTGCTAGACTTGTGGCAAACGATACCATAAATCGAAATGCTTCTAGTGCATAGCTGGCATTCAACGCTAGCCAAATTGCCTTAATGTGTGTGCGTTCATTAATCTTTTCACCTGCTTCTTTACGACAGTTAATAATGTGTAAATCATCATAATACTTGCCTACACTACTTGCCATGTCAACAATTTCTTGTGTATCGTGAATAGTGTTAAACACTTCTTTTGGTACATTGTAAATGTTACGAATAATATGACTGTAACTACGACTGTGAATATTAGTCTCAAAGAATGTCCAGTTATAGACCAGTGCTTCTAGTTCTGGTAGGCTTACGACTGGAGTAAAGATTTGACTAGGTCCACGACCTTGCAAACTATCTAATGCAGTTTGACGTAATAGGTTACTGGTAAAAATGTGTTTGACTGCTTCGCTAGCATCTTTAAAATCATTAGCGTCTTTGCTTAGGCTAATTTCTTCTGGTACCCAAAAGAAACCACGTGCTGTTGTTTCAAAGTCTGCTATTTTTTTGTACTTGACTTCTTCAAAACGTTGAATAGTTACTGGACCTGCTGGATCCAAGAACATTTTGCGATTGAGATAGTCTGTCTTTGTGTGTAAGTTATATTGTGCTTGACTCATTTTGTTTCCAATGTTATTTGTCCGTCTACTATTACTACTCTCTTAACTTGTTTCCCGTCAACATATACAGGAAGTTCAGCCCAAGTCTTTTTTATAGCACCAGCATCTGGCCTGTGTGCTAATTCTTGCCAAGCCTTAAATAATTCTTGATGTAAGTCGTATGCGTCCATTATAGTTTACATGCCTCGCAATCTTCTTCTAACAATTCTACATCTACATGATGTCCGTTCATGCCTGCTGTGGCATGTCCATTTACTTCTTGAGCTACTTCTACTGCTCTACTGCCTGCCTTGTTAATTAGACTGTAGTAGAATGTTTTTAATCCCCACATGTGTGCTTGCATCAAATTTTTAGCAATCAATGTAGTTGGTACTTTACGTTCTGGAAAGTGTGCTGGATTATAGAAAGTATTTGTACTAATTGATTGGTCTACGTAAGCTGCAAGTACTGCCGCAGTCTTCAAGTAGCCAGCACAATCTTTTTGTTCCCACATCATTTGATATTTGTTTTTAAGTTTGTGATACTCTGGAACTACTTGTGTGAAACTACCTGCTTTTGATTCTTTAGTACTAATTAAACTCATTGGCATTTCAATTCCGTTAGTACTGTTAATAACAACACTAGATGATTCTACTGGAGCAATTGCCATAAGTGTAGCATTGCGAACACCATACTGCTTCATATTAGCACGTAGAGTTTCCCAATCTAGTTCTGGGGTAAAGTCTGCTAGTTCATTAGCACCTTTGGCTCTTAGCTCCCACGGAAACGTACCCTGGCCGTAACGTGTCTTATCACTATGTAAGCAAGCACCTCGTTCTTTAGCCAACTCAACTGTTGCTTCCGTTAAGTAGAATGCTTGATGTTCCATCCAAGATTTAACATCTTGTAGGGCATCTTTGTCACCGTAGCGTAGTCCACGTTTAGCATGCCAATAGGCTAAGTTAGTAACACCAATACCTAGTGGTTGGATCTCATCATTACTGAGTTTAGATTGTATTGATAAAAAGTCTTGGTAGTCCAATATATTGCAAAGGCTACGCTGAAGAATACGGCAAGCGCGACGCATGTCTTCCGGATTACGGAAAGCACCCCAGTTGATTGATCCCAACGTGCATAAAGCGATACGACCAGTATCGTCATCCAAACGTTTAAAGGGCTTAGTAGGTAGTAGAATTTCACAGCAAAGGTTACTCTGATAAATGGTGTGATATTCAGGATCAAAAGGTCCTTGATTCATCACGTTGTCAACAAACACTAGATAGATACGTCCAGTGTCAGTACGTTCTTTTAGTATACCGCTTTTAAATACTTCTTCAGCGTTCATAGTTTTTTTACGCAAACCAGATTGCTTTTCATATTTTACATATAGTTGTTCAAACTTTTCTGTGTTTGAATAGAATGCTTCATATAAATCTGGTACTTCGTTAGGATCAAAGAATGTTATGTTTTCTTTGTTTTTAAATCGTCTCCAGAAGAAGGCACTAAGCACAACCCCATAATCCATATGACGGACTCGGGTTTCCTCTGTTCCTTGATTGTTTTTAAGAACAATAAGGTCATCAAACTGATGATGCCAAATAGGATAGAATACAGTAGCACTTGCATTTCGAATACCTCCTTGTGAGCATGAGCGCAGATCACCAAACCACTTTTTAAGGAAAGGTATCATGCCGGTGTGCATGATCTCTCCGCCACGGATCGGGGAGCCCAATGGGCGTAGTCGACCGATTTCCAATCCAATCCCCGCTCGCTTACTGGCATACTTAGCCATCATTTCACCAGAAGCAAATATGCTATCCAAATCGTCGTCACTGCGGATAAGCACACAACTAGAAAACTGCTTAGTTGGAGTGCCAAGGCCAGCCAACACAGGTGTAGCAAGAGTAAACAAACCATCGGATGCTGCTTGATAATATTCTTTAATGTAACGCATCCTTGCACTATTCGGTTCTTCTTTATGGAAGACTGTTGCTGCTGCCACCATATATCTAATCTGGGGAGTTTCATAAATTTCCTTTGTCGCACGATTGCGTACCAAATATTTTTCTATTAACTGCTCAATAGCCGCATAACTGTACTGTTCATCTTTTTCGTGATCCAGCATGTCGTTCATTCGATTCCAATCTTCTTCGCTATACCAATTAAGAAGTTCCGCCGTATAAAGTCCCACGTTAACATTCTTTTTAACAATTTCATAAAGGTGTGGAACTTGGTAGTCACCGTATACATCTTTGCGTAACATGCTCAAACGTTGTTTGCCAGCTACAAATTGGTAGTTAGTATGACCAACATCTGGATTGTGTTCAACGTCAATCAAATCAACAATGGCACGTAAGGTTATGTCATCAATTTCTTGTGTTGTAATGCCGTCATAAAAATGGGGCTGACTTTTAATTTCTATCATTGACTGACTTACATCAGCTATCCCACTACAAACTTTAGCAATCTGAGCTTGCCACTTTTCCACTGCTAGTGGCTCTTTTTTACCTGATCTTTTAATTACTGTAATATTATTCATCTCTGTTTCGCTCGGTTAGTTGATTGAGGTTATTCTGTTTTAGGAAGTATTTAGTGACTATCTTTAATACTCAAAACCTTTACGGTAACCAACGCTGTAGCGTTGATTTAGAACGGGTTTGGAAATATTTTTTTGAGTCATTAACCTTATCATACCAGCGTAGTAAATTATATACGCATTTATTTTAAAGGTCAACAATGTTTGGCTTCTATGGTAACCAAATTA